ACGCAATGTTGTCTCTCGCTGAACTGATGGAAACCAACCTTTGGTCTTCTCCATCTGCTTCCAGCGACAGCCTTAAGCCTTTTGGCATTCCACACTGGATTCAGGCTCCAACCAACGGTCAAGAAGGCTTCCTCGGTAAGAACCCATCAGGCTTCTCCGACACCGCTGGTATTGACTCTGATCTTGAGAAGTTCTCTGGATGGCGAAACTACGTCGCTGACTACACGAACATCAACAAGACTGACTTGATCCGTAAGTGGCGTAAGGCTGCTGTCTTCACCAACTTCAAATCTCCTGTCCCACACGCCTCCTACAACACCGGCAACAACTACGGCTACTACACCAACTACGCCGTGATTGGTCGATTGGAAGAGGTGCTTGAGGCCCAGAACGACAACCTCGGAAACGACATCGCTTCCAAGGATGGACTTCTCCAATTCCGTCAAAACCCTGTTGTCTATGTTCCTAAACTGGACGCAGAAACTACTAACCCGATCTACGGCATCAACTGGGGTGTTCTCAAGCCTGTCTTCCTGTCCGGTGAATGGATGAAGGAAGAAGGACCGAACACTGTCCCCGGTCAACACACCACGTTCCAAGTCTTCGTTGACTGCACTTTGAACTACATGTGTACCGACCGCCGTCGTCTCTTCCGTCTGGAAACGGTATAAGGAAGGAATGAATAATGGCTGTTAATTATGATGGTGGTTCGATTGGCTCTTTCGGCTTCTTGGCTGGAATCCAACGACCTAACTTTTCTTTTTCTTACGTTGATGA